TTTTTTGTTTTTAATACTCCTTTTCTAAAGATGAATACGGCTTCTCATAATTAGGGTCTTTCCTATCCGACTTAAACTTTTCCTTAGCTGTGATTTCCCTAACTTTAGGATAACCATCAGAACGTTTCTTCTGCAGGGATTCAAATAAGCTCATATTATATAAATTTAGGTCTAAATGCAGAAACAATAGGCTCTTTAATATATGTATATTGCTTGAATCCACAATTATTACATTCTCTGCTCCACCTGTCTTTTTGAACATCTCTATACCCAGCATAACCCCAATGTGGATCTGAACCTGCGCCATCTTGAACTGAACCATACCCTTCTTTTACTGTTTCTGGGTCAAAAACAGCATCCTTAAAGTTGTGAGAACAGTTATTGATATTACGCTGCTCTAAATCAATCTGACGTTTTAATTCTAAAATTTTATTTGATGAGTTCATAATTGTTATTTTTTGGTTTCACGCTCCTTTACCAAATCCCCAAACTCCAACATATTATCCTTCAAATATCGATGGATAACCGAAATCACCTTGGGCGTATTGTTTCGCAACTTAATAAAACCCTGCTCTGAATACCCCAACTCTTTTGCCGTTGAACCTAAGTTAGCCTCAACTCCCCTTTTCCTTAAAATAGAAATCGTTCCGTTGAAATCTAAATAAACATCCGGAACATCATTTTCAATCGCTTTTTGACTCATAATTACATTTTTAAATTAATATTCCACAAACCTAAACAAAAGTTACTTAATAAACAAACTTTTGTTTATATTTATTTACACTTTTGTTGTAAATAAAAAAACCACCCGTATTTGGATGGTTTATAAATGTTATGAAACTTAGTTTAAAATGGTAAATCAGATTCTTCCTCTTCACCTGGTAATGGCGCACCCATCTGTTGAGGATTAGCTTGAGTTTGTGCTGGAGGGACAGCATAACCAGCCGAAGCAGAATTGTTTCCAGTAGGATTATGCACACTTGAAATTCTCCATCCCTGAATGCTGTTGAAATATCTTGTTTCACCTTGCGGATTTACCCATTCTCTACCCCTCAAATTAATATCTATTTTCACCTCTTCCCCTACCCTGAAACTAGATAATAAATTACACTTATCCTGTGTGAACTCAATCAGAATATGCTGCGGGTATTGCTCAATTGTCGTTACAACACAACCCCTTTTCTGAAACCCTGACGTACCAACATCCTCCGTTTCGTAAATAACTTTTAAATTTCCTTCTACTATCATTTTTTTGTTTTTATATTATTATTTAAATATTCACTCCATTGAGAAGCTATTGCTTTTGCTATTCCAGGAAAGGTTTTACTTCTTACTTCACTTCTTTCATAGGCAGGTAATGATAAAGCATCTGCATACCATTTTGGCTGTGATTTTTTAACTCCTTTTTTACTTATAAACTCAACCATTTCGCCCTTTCCAACATGTGTTATCTCTGTATCAAATAGATTTAATGTTTTATTATGATATAAAAAAGGAAGTCCATGGAGCCAAAGACAAGTTGTTTTCTGAAATTCATCACCAAAAAAATAAGGCTGTATAATTTGAGGTTTAGGTAGTCTTTCGTCTCCATTTATTGCACCCATTGGATTTTCCATGTAAACATATTTTGATTTTTTACATGCAGTATTCCATAAATTTATAGTCCACTCAACTGCTTCAAGCCTTTCAAAATGTTTAGATTTTCCAGGAGCATAATGTCTATTTCATGATAATGTCATTTTAGTACAAACAGGATGTAATCCTATAAAATCCCAATCCATTAAATTTATTGCATCAAATATATCCATTTTTAAATGCCATTCTGGACGTCCACCTGAACATTCTTTTAAATCACATGAAAAAGCTTCAATACCTAAATTTCTTAATTCAATTGTTACAGCCTGACTTTCTTCGCAACCTATTAAAAACTTCATTTACTTAGTCTATCTAATGAATAACCATTTTCTTTAGCCCATTCGGGATTATCTTCAACGTGCTGATGCCCTTCTCTTGATAATGCAACCCAATATCTTGTATCTAAAAACAAATCACCTATACGCCCTTTTTTATGATGTATGTCTGTGGTTGGCCATCCTGTAATTGGACAAATCTGATTTTCTTTTTTACCCAAAAATTCGATTCTCAAAACAGAATATTTAGCATTCTCAATTTTACGCTTATCAGAAACTTTAGGAATTGGTTTCATAGCCTTTAATTTAAGATTTACAGGCTTTGCATACTTAAATTTGCAAGCTGCGGAACAGTAAATATTCAATGAGTTATATTGTTTAAATTCTGTCCCGCATTTGCATTTTTTTAGCTTTTGACTATCCAACTTTTTCAAGCTTTGTAATGTTCAAACCACTAACAGGCTTTTCAGCTTCTGGAAAGTTTAACTCTCCACCACGTTTTCCTTTGAAAATAAACAACCAAACCTGTTCCTCTATTTTCTTAAATGCAATCTCTGCTAAATCTCCAACCAAAACAGGCTCATCAATTGAGTTATTAAAAGTATCATCCCAACGAATAATTGGAGAAGTTAACCCAACAACTCCTAAGTCGGTTTTTAGGGAACCTGCAATCTTGATACCTTTATCATCGTTATCATCCGATCCAACTACTGTGATGCCATTTACCATGCATCTTTCAATTTCCTGTTTCCAGAACATTTGTGCCTTTTTAAGCAACTCATCATTTTTACGGTTATGTTCTCTGGCAAAGTCCCATCCCCCAGAAAGTCCTAACGAATAGGCCAAAACCTCTTTTAAATCATTAATACCTGCCAAGTAGTTTTCGTCTGGCTGACCATCACTACTTACTGACCATAATTCGTTTGGATGAGACTTATCAAAAAATTCAATATCCAAACCTTTTTTCGCATTGAACTTCACCTTATGAAGTTCGAAATCCTTTACAGGAACTAATTTACTCATAACTATTTATTTAAACTGATTAATACTCTAAGTTTGCTTTTTGTATCAGCAGGAAAATCTTTTGACAATACCCATTGCGTGAAGCCCATATCAATAGTTATTGGCTTGTCAATGTACTTCCCAAAACTCCAACGGTGAACACCTTCTGAATCAATGTAGATTTTACCTGCAATATCAAAACGCTTTCTATCTCCCTGCAATAAATCATCAAGCTCTTTTACCGTAATATCCTCTTGGAAATTCAACTCAATAACTTTCTCCAATACCCTATCTGTAGCCAGAACGTCATTCAAGGCATCATGAGCGCCATCAAAATCCTCTCCAAAAAGTCTCTCATAAATTGCAACAAGAGTGTTAGGATAAAATTGGCGATACGCTTTCATTGTGTCTAAGAAACTACAATCCCAATCAATAAACACAATTCCCAATCGGTTAAACTCTGCTGATAGCAATGGAATATCAAACTTGTCTGAATTGAAACCTCCAATATCGCAATCCCTGAACCAAGCCTGTAAATTTACGGCTATTTGTTTAAACGTTGGTGCATCTTTTACCATTTCATCTGAAATACCGTGTACTTCTGTTGCTCCTGCAGGGATTGGAATAGTTGGATTGATAAATATGTTCTTTTTTTCAATGGTTCCATCCAAATGCCTTTTTGTTGCAGCTATCTGAACTGCTCTGTCAACTTCAACATCTGTTCCTGTTGTCAAAATACCTGCCGGTGAATCTGTAACTGTTGCTGCATCTGTATCACCAAACCATGCAATTCTGTAAAGAGCCTCCATGTTAGCAACTGCCAAACGCTCTTGCACAAAGTTGAAAAAATCTGTGTTTGTTAAATCAGCTTTTTTGATTCCTTTATTCATTCCCCATACAAAGAATGTATTGATAAAATCTTTACCACATGCCTCCAAACGAATTGTGTTTGATGCAGGTGCCCACGTTTTTTCTGATGCACCAATTGATGGATCTGCTGAATCCGGATCACAACCCTGTCCTGATTTACCAACCATCCCCATCAAACCTAAAATTCCAATTTTCTTCCCTGCAACAATACCTGGAATTACTTTATGAAATTGGTTTAACTCAGGATTTTCATATACATCCTCATACACACAATCCTGTAATGATGTAACTTGCTCATCTGTAAATGTAAGATCAGCCGGATTAAATAATAAGAAAGCCACACCAACACCTAATGCTGATAATGATCCCCCAATAATTGCTCCACCAACCATTGTCAATGATGATGCTGCTACTCCTAAAACCGGTGTTAACACAGCTAACCCGATAAGTGATAAAATAATTTTTTTCATTTTGCTCTGATTTTTGATTTTATTTTTGTTTGTTTTATTTTTAATTTTTGTACTGCTTTTTTCTTTGTGCTGCCTCAACCTTTGCTGTTGGTGTTGATGGTGCATCCTTAATCTCAGTAATCACCCCATCTGTCACTGATACCATTTTGCCATTTTCCAAAATGTAATCTCCACCCCAAACCGGCTCTGAATAAAATGCCTCTTTACCATCAATTAAAATTGGTCTCTTACCTGTGTAAATACGTTCACCAACTTTTAACTCTTTACCCTCTGCAACTGTTAAAACATCATAAGGATTATTGGATTTAACATTGAACTCCATGTTGTGTCCTCCTTATTTTTTTGCTTTGTATTGTGCTTTTCTTTCTGCTGCCTCCTCTTTCACAGATTTTTTTGGCTCTCCAATTGGTTTTCTTTGAAAGGTGAATTTTTTTACCTCTCCTTTTGGCACATAATTGGATCCAATTTCTGCTTTGAACTCGTTTAATTGATTTGTCAATTCTGCCTCAAACTCTGCTCTCAAATTACTCTCCACTGTTGCTCTCTCTGTTTCCAATTCTGTGATACGTGCCTGCAATTCCTCAACTGTTGCCTCTGCTTCAATTGTTTCAACTGCTGTCACAATTCCACCTGCAATTGTAACTTTGTATTTTTCACTTTCAAATTCACCATCTGCAAATGGCATTGTCATTGCTTCATCTGAAAATACCTTAATTTCAATTGAATTATCTGCAATAAAATCTGCCAATGGTTTGTCAGTGTAAATTGATGCTGATCCATCAGTGTTTGATAAAATTTCAGCTTTTGGTTTTAACTCAGCAACTTTCAATCCTAATTCTTTTCTAATACCTGCAATTGCTGATGCAACTAATGTTTTAACTTTTGTCATTATTTCTGTGTTTTTTTGGTTTTCAATGAATGCAATTGCCTTCTCAACTTTTGGAATCACCTCACAAACAAAGTTCAATGTTTTGCATTGCTCATCTGTTAATGATGTTTCCTGTGCCATTAACCCCTCCAACGCTGCTTTGTCCACACCTGTTGCATTGTGATACATTGCCAACATCTCTTTCTCATATTTTTTGATGTAATCAGCTGCATCATTCAACTCTGATGCATTCCCTGACACTCCAACCAATAAAGGATTGTGTATAATGTAACGTGTACCGGCAATCATTTTTCGTCTCTCTAATGGCACACTCAAATGAATTTCAGTCCCCATTGATGCACACATTTCATCTGCAATTGTCACTGCATTTGGTAATGATCCAATGTATTTTGCAATTGCTCTGCCAACATCAATTGATCCTCCTGGTGACTTAACATAAACATCATATCCCTCTGCTCCTTTATTTGCTTCAACTTGCAAAACTACATCTGCTAACTCAACACCTTTTATGTGTATTGTTCCATCCTCATTGAATGTACTCCCAATTTGACCGTTGATGTATATGTTTGCTCTTGGCATGGTTATGATTTAAAATGTGCTTTTAGATATTGCAATATTATAGATTGATTTTAACTATTCTTTTACCTAATTTTGACAAAAATATTTTACATGGGACATTTTAGCGTTTTGGGACTTGGTGAATCCCTAAAAAATTTTTCACCTAATGGATCAACAACAATTGGTGTTAATGATATTTACAAATATTTTCCTGCTGATTTTGTTGTTTGTGTTGACAAACCTGAAAGATTCACACCTGAAAGATTGAAAACAATTACATCATCCAATCACAAAAAATTCTTTTCTCATCTCCCTGAATGGCATCCATTATTGAGTAATTTTCAACTCATCAAATTATTCAATGGTAGGGGCAATTTTACCAACATTGATTCTGATTTGATTGCTTATGGAATTTCATCACCAATTGTTGCCTGTGTAATTGCTTATAAAATGGGAGCAAAAAAAATTGATCTTTATGGTGTTGACTTCAATACACATCCTCAATTTGTCAATAAAAATTTAGAACGTGCAATTAATGAGTTTGTGTTGTTAAACTCTGTTTTTAAAAGCAAAGGCATTGAATTAACCTGTCAAAAGCAAAGCCGGTTGAATGGTTTATTGTAAAACCTTGCCCCATGTTTTTGGTGCAAACTCTTTTGGATTTTGATGCCTTGTCCCTCTTTCTAAATGTAAAACATAATTGTCTATACAATCAAAGCTTTTAACATGATACTCTGCATCCTTACTCAATGAAATCATTGCATTAATCATTGGGGCTCCATGATGAATGATGCTGTCAAATTTATAATACAAATTTCTGTTTATTACTGCAAAATAGGGATGTAAATAATTAATACCATCCTCCTCTTTATTCATTCCATCCTTGTCAAC